CACAAATGGGAAACCACAATCCAGCTTGATGATCGAGCAATTGCCAATGATGCAGCTTCTTATTGCCGAAAGTATCCGATTGAGTATTTGCTCTATTCAAGGCGCACATCCGGAGCTGTCGCAGCTCGTATGCAGCCGGCCGGTATTCCGATCCATGACATGGACAGCGATTATCCACAAAGTTGTGACGAACTTTTGGGAGCGATCAATAGCCACAGACTCAAGCACAGAAATCAGGCGTTGCTCACAGAGCAGATTCTTTCAGCTGTGCAATTGAGGCGCGGTGATGGTGGCTGGGTTATTGGAAGGCGTGCCAGCGGTACAGCTGTTTGCGCTGCCGTAGCATCAGCATTGGTCACACACTTTGCGACACGCCCAGAAACCGAAATCGACATTTTAGTGGGTTGATGCTTGACATTTTGAGAAAATCGCTCCATGGGATTATTTGACCGAAAGCGCACCATCGAAACTGTTGCAATTCAGCGCGGTGCTGATGTAGCTGCACAGATTGGCCCGGCTCCAACGCTGGATGCGTTTTATCCATTTGGCGGTGCTGATTATCTTGCGACCCGTGAGGAAGCAATGAGTGTGCCAGCAATTGCTCGCGCACGAAACATGATTTGTAATTCAATTGCGACAATTCCTTTGGTTACACGCGACAAAAATACAGGTCAAATTATCGATCAACCTGTTGTGATTTCCGAACCGGACAAGCGAGTACCGGGAGCGGTTTCGTGGTGTTGGGCAGCTGAGGATTTGTTATTTGTAGGATTTAGTTATTTTCAAGTAATTGATTTATTTGCAGACACCGGCCGCGTGCGCCAAATGTGGCGGGTTTCTCCCAATCGTGTTGGCACATTTTTAGATGATAAAGGCACATCAATTGAGTATTACACAGTCGATGGAAAGCAAGTACCTAATTCAGGCGTTGGATCGCTTGTGGTGTTTTACGGCAATGATGAAGGTCTGTTGAATCGCGCAGGTCGCACAATCCGCGCAGGTGCAGAGCTTGAAAGAGCGGCCGCAATGTACGCACGCGAACCTGTGCCATCGATGGTGTTGAAATCAAACGGCACAGCATTGCCAGCTGATCGCATTGCAAAACTTTTGGATGCATGGGGCGCAGCTCGCAGAAATCGTGGCACAGCGTTTCTCAATGCTGATGTTGAACTGACCACAGTCGGATTTTCACCGGAGCAAATTGGCCTCAATACAGCTCGCGAACACATTGCAACAGAATTGGCCCGTGCCGTTGGCATCCCGGCCTACTTTATTGATGCGCCGACTGGATCATCCATGACCTATGCAAACGCCCAAACGGCGCGTCAAACTTTGTTGGACTTTTCGCTTTTGCCGCTGATGAACAGCATTGCCAGCCGTTTATCAATGCCAGATTTTACGCCATCAACACAGCGCGTTGAATTTGATCTCAAGGCGTATTTGCGCGGATCAGAAAAAGAGCGTGCAGAAATTTACAAGATTTTATTTGACATCGGTGCAATTACCACCGAGGAAATTAGACAAATGGAGGACATGATCTCATGAAGCTAACAACACCAATGCAAATAACGGCAGCTGATTCAGATGCACGCACAATCAGCGGTCGCATCGTTGCTTTTAATGAGCACGCAAATGCATCAACCGGCAAAGTTGTTTTTGCTCGCGGATCAATTCAACCAAATGATGTTTTCTTGAACCTTGAACATGACAACACTCGCAGAATTGGGCGCAGCGTTGCCATGTCTGTGAACGACAAGGAAATGACAGCAACATTTAAGATTGCAAACACCACAGCTGGCACGGATGCATTGACAGAGGCCATGGAAGGCTTACGCGATGGATTTTCAATTGAGTTGGCTGTGGACAATTATGAAATGCAAAAGGATGGCACTATGAAGGTGCTCAATGGTCAGCTCACAGCTGTCGCTTTGGTTACTGAGCCAGCTGTGCGATCAGCTCGCGTGCAAGAAGTAGCCGCATCAGAAGATTCTGAAACTGAAACAGTTACAGAGACAACAAACCCAAATGAAGGAGACAAAGTGGACAACACTACCGAACCAGTAGCTCCTACCGCGGAACCGGTAGCAGCTCCAGAAGTCGAACCTGTACAGGCATCACGACCAGCCTATTACACAGCACCACGCTCACCAATTGTGAACAAGGTTTCTTACCTTGAGCACTACCTCAAGGCAACAATTTTGCATGATGAGGATTCACGCCAGTATGTAAAGGCAGCCGATAACACAACATCAACAGCACCGGGCATGGTGCCAACACCACAGAGCACACAGGTCATCAATGCATTGGCAAATGCTGATCGCGGCATGATCGATGCGTTAAGCAGAGAAACTCTCGTAGGCGAAGGCATGACCTTCGAAATTCCGCGTGTGACAGCTGTGCCAGTCGTTACAAACATTGCTGAAAATGGAGCTGTTACAGATTCAAACCTTTCAGCAACATTTTTGAGCGTACCTGTTCAATCCTTCAAAGGTCGCGCAATTACCACAGTTGAATTGATCGACCGCAGCCGACCTGAGTACCTACAAGCTCTTTTACAGAATCTTGAATTTGCGTATGCAAAGGTAACTGATGAATTTGCTGTTGGCACAATTTTTGGTGCAGGTCAGCAAACAGGTGTTAATGCAAACACAGCAGCAGGATTCCTTGCATACACATCACAAGCCGCTGGTGCTGTTTATTCATCATCACTCGGATTTGCTCGCAACATCGTAGTGAGTCCAGGACAATGGACAAACATCATGGGCTACAACAACAATGGCGAACCGCTATACAACGCGGCACAACCTAGCAATCAGGCCGGAAATGTGAGAGGCGATTCATTGCGCGGTGTAGTTTCACCGGGTCTCAATCTCTTTGTTTCACGATCAATCGGAAACGCTGGCGGAACAACATCAACCGGAGATCACTCAATGGTTGTTGTCAATCCAGATGCATGGACATGGTATGAATCACCACGCTTCAATTTGCGCACAGCAATTCAAAGCGATGGAACCATCGACATCCTGTATTACGGCTATGCAGCAATTGCTCCAAAGATTCCATTTGGTGCTTGCTGGAACCAGACCTGAGCCGACTAACAAATCACTATCGGTAGCGGTCGCTCCCGAACGCTACTGACACGAAAGGAACCGAGATGCCAGCAATAGTTTCAGCCGCAGAGTTGAGAGCGATTCTTGGTGTCTCGGTTTCTTTGTATTCAGATACACAGCTCAATCAAATAATTGATTCAGCTGAGCAAACGATTTTGCCTTTACTTACGCAATACCAATCATCGGTGACATTTGCCAATGTGGATGATTCCGTCATTTATTTCACCACTATGCGGCCAAATTACTTTGTGCCGGGTCAATCTGTTGTTGTTACCGGGGCCGGAATTTACAACGCGACCTACACAGTCACCGATGATCGGATTGAGCCATACACATTTACAGCTGCGACAAATGCGGCCAATCGTGATTATCCGTTGCCGTTTATTCCAGCGGCAACAGCAACATTGAGCGGTGGGTCGGCGGCAGCTTTGTACGCAAATACACCACCGATTGAAAACGCAATTTTGGTTGTGGCGGTTGAGATATTTCAGAGCATTACAGCTCCCGGCAATCAAATTATGTCAGACAATTTTCAGCCATCACCATTTATTCTTGGCCGCAGCTTAAGCAATAGAGTCATTGGCCTTTTGGGGCCGTTTCTTGATGTTGAAACGATGTGTCAATGAGCATCGAATCGGAAATCCGCACACCATTGAAAACGGCACTTTCAACCATTGCCGCCAATGTCTACAACGGCATCCCAGAGACAATGACATCACCAAGCATTTGTTTGATCCCGGATGCACCTTATTTGGAAAGCGTTTTGATCGGCAAAACAACCACAAAAGTCAAGGTCAATCTGACTGTGACTGGCGTTGTCGGATACTCAAACAATGCCGCAGCTTTGGACAATCTTGAAAAATTGATGATCAGTATCATCGGAGCAATGCCAGTCGGTTACGAAGTTGGCAATGTCAATCAACCACAACCATTGGAAGTCGGTGCAGGTAAATACCTCACGGCCGATTTACAAGTAAGCACCTACTACACCAATTAAGGAGATCAAATGAGTACAGTAATCATTACCGGCCGCGATGTGTCTTTCACGCTGGACACAAAAGTCTATGCTGCACAGACAACATCGGCCACGCTGGCATGTGACACAACCATCGAAAGATACACAACACTCAACGGACCAGCGTATAGGTCGGTTGATAAGCAATGGACTTTTACAATCGAACTTTTGCAAGACTGGGGATCAACAGCTACGCAAGGCTCATTGTTTGAAAACATGTGGAATAACGCTGAAAACAATCCAAACACGCCTGTCGCTGTTTCTTTGACAGCTGCTACTGGAGCGGTTTTCACTTTCACAGTTTTGCCAATCTTTCCATCAGCTGGAGGTGCTGCTCCGGGGGCACTCACAGACACATGGGCATTGACAGTCATTGGCCAACCAACTGAAACATACAGCTAAGAAAAGAATCGGGAGCAAAAAATGAAACTAGCGATCACAATTGAATACACGGCTGGGGAGAGCGCGACCTATACCGCGCTCCCACCAGAGTGGGTCAAATGGGAACAAAAGACCGGCAATACAATCCAGCAAGTACAAGACAAGCTGGGAATTGCTGATTTAATGTTTTTGGCGTATCACGCAATGAAGCGCGAGGCAGCTGGAAAACCTGTCAAGCCTTTTGAAGTGTGGTGCGAGACTGTAACTGACATCAACATGGGAGAAACCGAAAACCCAAAAGTTACGAGTCCGGATCAATAAACCGGATTCTTTGGGAATTGGCTATCGATACGGGGTTGTCACGATCAGAGTTTCAAACAGCTGAGGACATTTTAACCGCTTTCGAGATATTGAGGACACGAGATGGCAACTGAGTCAATCACTTATGATAAAGCTCAATTGCGCGGCATTTTGCAAGCTTTCAAAGGCATGGATGATGCAGCTGTACAACAGGCCAAAGGCGTATCAAACGGATTGGCCACTTATGTGCAATCAAAAATCATTTCATCAGCTGGCAACCGCCCAAATAAGGCCGCAGCTCGTGTTGCTCAAGGATCGCGTGTGAGCAAGTCATCCAAAATTGGTGAATTGTCATTTGGCTTTGTTTCTCAGAAATTTAGCGGTGGCGGTACAACTCAACAACTTTGGGGCGGTTACGAATTCGGCTCAAACAAATTTAAGCAATTTCCGGTGTGGTCAGGCCGTGAAGGTCGCGGCTCAAGAGGATACTTTATTTATCCAACATTGAGAGCTGAACAACCTCACATCATCGCTCAATGGGAGCAGGCATTTACTAAGATTTTGAAGGAGTGGTGATGGCCGGACAAAGTAGAACGCTCAAGCTTTCCATTTTGGCGGATATTGACAACCTAAAAAAGAATCTGAACAGCGGATCAAACGAGGTTGAAGGTTTTGGCTCAAAACTTGGTGGATTTGCCAAAAAAGCCGGCACAGCTTTTGCCGTAGCCGGTGCAGCTGCCGCAGCTTATGCCGGCACATTGTTGGTCGATGGTGTCAAATCTGCCATCGAGGATGAAGCCGCTCAAGCCAAATTGGCAACAACACTCAAAAATGTCACAGGCGCAACAAACAATCAGATCAAAGCTGTTGAGGATTACATAACACAAACAGCATTGGCCAACGGCATCACGGATGATCAATTGAGGCCAAGCCTAGATCGTCTAATCAGATCGACAAAAGATGCCACCAGAGCACAGGAATTGCAATCATTGGCTTTGGACATCGCAGCTGGTACAGGTAAAGATTTGTCGGCTGTTTCTGAGGCTTTAGGTAAAGCCTACGATGGCAATTTAGGAGCACTTAAGCGTTTGGGTGTTGGCATCGATGACAGCATTATCAAGTCAAAAGATTTTGATGCTGCCGCTGCCGCTTTAGCTGCCACATTTGAAGGTCAGGCATCACAGCAAGCTGAGACATTTCAAGGCAAAATGGCGCGGCTAACTGTTGCATTTGATGAAGCAAAAGAAACTGTCGGATCGTATGTACTCGATGCGCTCACACCATTACTTAGCGCATTCGTGGACAAAGGCATCCCAGCAATTCAAGATTTTGCAGACAATTTAGGCAAAACATTGGGGCCAGCGTTTGGCGAAATTTTCAAAACTATAAAAGAGGATTTGCTGCCGATTTTGGTTTCATGGTGGAAATTTTTGTACGAGGAAGTCATACCAGCAATTGGATCGGTTGTAAGACCAATCCTTGAAGGTTTGCAATCTGCGTTCAATAAGATCAAAAAAGCCATCACAGACAATTCAGAGGAATTGCAACCTTTTTATGATGCGCTTGCAAAGGTGTGGGATTTTATCAAAAAGTATCTTGCACCACTTTTGGGCGGTACTTTTAAAACCGCGTTAGAAGGCATTGGCACAGTTGTCGGTGGCCTTGTTACCGGCTTTTCAAAGCTGGTCGGTTTTATCACTAACACAATTAACAAAATGAAAGAGTTTGTGAATTTCATCAAAGACAATCCTGTTACACGGTTTTTCTTTGGGGATTCAAATGACAAATCACTAAGAGCAAGCATGGACTTTAATCCAAATTTAAACAATAGGTCTGGATTACCAGCGGGGCCAAACACACCCGGATCAGTAATTTACGCACCGGGATCTGATCCAAATCAGCCACGAACGATCAGCGCTCCAAACATTGTCACATCAAAATTTGGTGGCACAAGAGACATTAGCGGTGTTTCACAGTTATTTCAAGAAGCAATTTTAAGAAGCATTGCGTTGCAAGAGGAAACCGAAAGATTGCGGCAACAGCGCGCGGCAGCGGCAGCGGCACGAGCAGCGGCCACCGGTGGGCTTTCAACGGCTGAAAGAATCGTTATAAATGTCAATGCTGCATCGATTATTGATGAAGAAGGTTTTACACGCGCAGCCACAACGGCTTTTAACAATTCATTTTATCGAGGCACGCTTGGTGCTGGAGCTTTGGTCGTTCCGTAATGACAATTTTTAATCCCGTTTGGCGCGTGACCATTGGCGGTGTGCAATACCAAAATCTTACTTTGGCCAACCTTACAATCACAACCGGTAGGACAAACATCTATGAGCAAGCACAAGCTGGATATACAAATCTCCAAATTCTGAACCTAGATCATACAAATGTGGCAATTCAAATCAATGATTCATTGACCATTGAGCTGCAAGATTCCACAGCTACATTTGTGCCGATTTTTGGCGGATCGGTGGTGGAAGTAAGCATTGCGGTAGCTGAGGTCGGTGCCACCGATTACGCACAGCACATCAGCATCATTGCTTTGGGCGCGCTGGCCAGATTGCCAAAGGCATTGACCGATGGGGTTTTGTCACATGATTTTGATGGTGATCAAATTTTTGACATTTTGAGAGAAGTTTTGTTTGCCTCATGGCAGGAAGTACCTCAAGCTTTAACATGGGCAACTTATGATCCAGCGACTCAATGGGAGGATGCGGAAAATACAGGATTGGGCGAAATTGATCGTCCGGGCAATTATGAGCTTTCACAGCGATCAAGCTCTCGCATTGATGTTTATTCATTGGTTTCGGCTTTAGCCACATCAGGATTGGGCTACATCTATGAGGATCCACAAGGCCGAATTGGTTATGCAGACAGCACACATCGAACAAATTATTTGGCCTTAAATGGCTATGTTGATTTAAGTGCAAATGATGCGTTGGCATCCGGTTTGGTCATTAAGCAGCGAACGGGCGATGTGCGAAACAACATTACAGTCAAATACGGACAAAACAGTCAAAATGAAACAAGTGAGAGCGACCCAGCATCAATCGGGCTTTATGGTCAATTGTCACAGATTTTTCAAACGACATTGCGGCATTTGGCCGATGCTGAGGATCAGGCCGATTTTTATCTAGCTTTAAGAGCTTATCCACGATTTAACTTTAACAACATCACATTTGAGCTGGCCAACCCGGACATCGATGATTTCGACCGCGATGCCTTGATCGGCGTTTTCATGGGTATGCCGGTGAACATTGCCAATTTGCCGCTCAACATGAATAGTGGCGATTTTCTGGGTTTCGTTGAAGGCTGGACATTTTCGGCCAGATACAATCAGGTCAGCATTTCATTGATCGTTTCACCGATTTCGTTCTCGTTGCAAGCAATGCGATGGAACGATGTGCCGGTGGTAGAGCAATGGAGCACAGTCAATCCGACTTTGGATTGGATCAATGCCACAGTTGTGGCGTAAGGAGAAAACAAGTGACGAACCCCACAAGTAATTACAATTTCCAAATGCCCACAACGACCGATTTGGTCACGGATTTGCCAGCAGATTTTGAGGTATTTGGTCAGGCTGTTGATACACAAATGAAAACCAATGCCGATGCTGCTACTCAAAAAGCAACATTGACAACCAAAGGCGATCTTTATGCCGCCACAGCTGCATCAACACCTGCCCGTGTCGGTGTAGGTTCCAATGGGCAAGTTTTGACAGCTGATTCAACTGTTTCAACCGGTGTAAAGTGGGCAACGCCATCATCCGGCTCGATGACTCTTTTGGCATCGACGGCTTTATCAGGATCATCGGTGTCTTTTACATCAATCAGCGGATCATACAAAGACCTCAAATTAGTGATAACTGATTGGGAAACTTCAAATTCAGCCACTTTGCGATTTACCATCAATAACGATTCTTCGTCACTCTATGACAGAATTGGGCAACAATTGAATAACTCTGGTTCAGCATCAATAATTACGGGTTCAAACACCGCAAATGTCGATCTATGCGGAGATACACCTTCCAGCGGTTCAGCATTAAATCACACAGTAATCGATTTTTTTGATTACACAGCATCAAATGCCGTTAAATTAGGTCGTTTTGTAAATGTTTATGACATGAGCACGGCAGCGTACGGAATTGTTGATGCAGCATGGGCTTATTCATCAGCAACCGCGCTTACCCGGATTGATCTTTCTTTATCTGGATTTACTTTTTCAGCCGGTAATGCCTACCTATACGGAGTGAACTAATGAAAAAAATTGAAATAAATGTTGAAACAGGTGAAGTCACCGAAATTACAATGACTAAAGCTCAAATCACGGCTTTGGAATCTCAAACGGCAAAAGAGGAAGCCGAAAAGCAAGCGAAAATTGATGCCAAAACAGCATTGCTGGCAAAACTGGGCATTAGCCAATCAGAAGCAGCTTTGTTGTTGTCATGACATTTCCACAAGGCACATTGCCGCGTTTGATTCAGGTCGCACTTGCTGAGGTGGGAACGGCTGAAACTGGCAACAATGAAACAAAGTACGGCAAGCACATGAAAGCCGACAAGCTGCCATGGTGCGGCTCGTTTCTTAATTGGTGTGCAGATCAAGCCGGGGTCAAGGTGCCAAATGTTGTCAGCACGAGAGCTGGTGCCGAAGCTTTTAAGAAAGCCAAACAATGGCACACAACGCCAAAGATTGGTGATTTTGTTTTTTTTGATTTTATTGTTGATGACAAAACTACAATAAATCACATTGGCTTGGTAATTCGGGTTTCGGAAAAACAGATTGTGACCATTGAAGGCAACACATCAGGCGGTGGCGATCAACGCAATGGTGGCGAAGTCATGGTCAAATCACGAACTTTGGGAGCACGCTCATTTGTTGTCGGTTATGGCCGACCAGCTTATGAGCCATTTTCCGGTGATTTACCGGATCGACCAAAAGGAGAAAAATAATGGAACAAGCAAAGGCAATGGCGGCCTCATGGGGTCGCTCATATATCGCAGCTGCATTGGCCGTGTACATGGCCGGTGGAGACATCAAGGCAATGGCAATGGGTGGCGTGGCAGCTGTTGTGCCGGTCATTTTGCGTTGGCTGAATCCAGCTGACAAAGCTTTCGGATCAACGGGGAAATGATCCCGAAACTACGCGCGGCAGGTTTAGCTTTGATCCTTTCGCTAAGCCTTGCCGGGTGTGGTTATGATGGTTGGGTCAGGTATCCATGCCAGCTGCATGAAAATTGGGAAAACAAAGAGTGCAAAAAACCACAATGCAAGGTGACTGGTACCTGTACGGAGGATTTGATAGGCGATGGCTTCGAAAAGTAAAGAACGATTAAGTCAAGAGGACATCAAAGCTCGATTGATGTTTCTCATTGGCGCGGTGCTGGCCATTGTGTTTCTCATTGTTACATTGGGGATCACATACGCATTGATCTTTGTGACACAGCCGATTGGGGCACAAGCTCCTAATGATGCAGCTTTCATCGATCTGCTCAAAACTTTGGCAATTTTCCTCACCGGCTCATTGGGTGGGGTTTTAGCATCTAACGGCCTCAAAGACAAGCACAAATCAGAGTACGAAAAAACCATTGAAAGGCGTTTATCCGGTAACGACACGCCATGATTTGAGCGTGATTGTTGAATTTGTCGGCTGATCCTGTCACTCTCTCTTTTGGGAGCGAAGCACAGTAGTTCCCGAATCGGGAGCAATACAATGAACGAAGCATCAATCGTGATCTTTATGATCATCGCTGGAGCCTTATGGGCTGTCATGTCATATTCAGTCGGATTCCGGGAAGGCCAGCGACAAGGCTACACTCGCGGCCGAGCCGTAGCACGCCATGCTGTTTCAGCTGATCGCAAGGTGGACAACTAATGGCCGGATTTCTAGACAACTACGAAGGCAACAAAGAGCGCACGGATCGTTGGCTGCGCACATTTCCACATGGGAGGCTAGAGGCTCATATTGTTGAATTTAATGCCGAAAAAGGCTATGTGCTCGTACAAGCTAAGGCATGGCGAAATCAAGAGGAAACAGAGCCGGCCGGTATTGATTACGCTTTTGGCTATCGTGAAGCTTTCAATCCAAATATGAAGCGATGGTTTTGCGAGGACACTACGACCTCAGCTTTGATGAGAGTGATGGCCTTGGTTATGGGTGGCACAGAAAAAGCCACAAAAGAAACCATGGAGCAAGTCAAAGTCAATGATGCAACAAAACCTCAAGATTATGACTATTGGACAACCAAATTTGGTGATGTGCCAAGCTTCAAAACAGCTGGAGAAGCTGAGCAAGCTGGAATCCCATCACTCGGATCATCGATGGATGAGATTGCCAAGCAATTGGGCGGTGAGCTTGTACAAGAGGCACCACAATGCCGTCATGGACATCGTGTGTGGCGCACAGGCACATCAGCCAAAACTGGCAAGGATTGGGCAAATTATTCATGTGTCGGCAAAAAGCCAGATCAATGCGATCCGCTTTGGTATGTGTTCACAAGCGATGGAACATGGAAGCCACAGCTATGAGCGATTATGTTGAAATCATCTATCCTCAAGAGATGAAAGCGCGATTGATGTGCAATGGCGAAATCGTTGAGGAATACAAAATTGAGCAATGCGACAAATGCTCACAGCTAAGGCGATTGGATCATTTTGGCTATCAAAAAGGCTATGACAAGCAAGACAATATCATTTGGTTTTGCGGTGATTGCCGGTGATAGATCGCATCGAGGAAGTGCAATGCATGATTGCAGCCATTTCACATTGTCATGATCGATCAGCTGATCACAGCTCACGAATCGTGCGCAATCTGTCATGGTTCGAATATGTTGCACAAAACGCTGAATCAATGGTGTCTGAGTGGACTGTGGCCAAAGCTTTGGGATACGACTACACACCGGGCATCACATGGGACAAATCCAAAGCCGATGTGGGCGAGCACATCGAGGTCAAATGGTCACCCAATCCGGCCAGCAATTTATGGATTCAGGAATCAGATCGCCATGATCGTGACATTGCTGTGCTTGTCACAGGTAACTCACCAAAAATGCACATCGTTGGCTGGATACCAGTAGCCATTGCCAAGAAACCACGCTATCGAAACGCATCACAAAACAATTGGAGCGTGCCTCAAATCAATCTGCAACCTATTGAAACTTTACAAAGGAGCAATTATGCACATCCTTCAATTTGATTGTTCGATCTGCAAGAAGCTTTACGGCAAGCCAAAGCAACGCCATGGCCTCAAAAAAGGTGCCGAATTAACAGAGCATGAGTGGTTTGCTCAATGCATGGGATGTGGCACATTTGGGATCAAGATTGTTGATGATGACAGGATTGAGGAGCTATCAGATGGCTTACTATGAATTTAAATGCTCCATTTGCACAGCTACTTATGGAATCAACCGCGACATCAATGCTGATGGCGATATACCAGCTCCAGAGTGCCGCAAATGCAATGTGACAACCGAACGCATTTTCAGCATCACCGGTGCCATTTTCAAAGGTACTGGATGGGGTAAGTCATGATTAAGTTATCCACAGGCATCATCCACAGGCTGTGCGCAACGCCCAAGAGCACGCTCAATGTTGCAATGTATTTGCGTGGTTCGGTACGCTCCATGCTCGTGGGCGAGCCGCTGAGGCGGATAGCTCGCAAGCGATGCTTGGTGCTATTGGCCGGGCTATGTGTTGTAATGACAACACCGGCAAGTGCCAGCAG